GAAGAACAGTGGACATACAGTATGTTTGACCGTTGTGTGAACGAAGAGAAGCACTGGGCAGAGTATCTATTCAAGGATGGAAGTATGATTGGTCTGAATGACAAACTACTTCATCAGTATGTTGAGTGGGTAGCAAATCGCAGAATGAGAGCGATTGGACTAAAACCAGTGTATAGTATTCCAGCAAGAAACAATCCATTACCTTGGACAGAGCACTGGATATCCTCAAAGGGATTACAAGTTGCACCACAGGAAACAGAAGTTGAGTCTTATATTGTCGGAGGTATCAAACAAGATGTCAAAAAAGATACATTCAGTGGATTCAAACTCTAAGGAAACAGAAGAGAGTATCAAAGCATATCGTGAAGCAGCCAAGGCAGATGCTTGGCTGTTTGGCGATTATGATGCCTATGAAGCATATGATATAAATAAAAAGAAAACGTCTGAAGAAGATGAGTCTGTTTGAAAGAATACAAAGTAAAAGATACGATCTTCAAGAGATTGAGAAACGGTACTCTGCAGAGTACGAAGATAGACTGAAAAGATCAAAAAGATTTAAGCGATCTTTTGGTACACCAACAGGTGCAGATCCAAAAACAGGAGAACCAGTATATAATCCATCTTATACAATAGATGCCAAAGGTAAAAAGAATTTAGGACCTGATATTGAACTTCCTAGATCTAGAACTGGTGGAGTTCCAACAAATAAAGCTTACGATACAACATCAAAAAAACTTGGAGATAGAGAAGCAGCTAAAAAGATATACATAGATCCAAAGACAGGTAAAGCATCAGATGAAGGAATAAAACAATATATTAGAAAAGGTAAGCAAATGAGTAGTGGCAGTAATGTCCCTATTGATGATAAGGAAGTAGAAAAAATATATAAAAAACAAAAAAAAGAATTTGCAGATAAAATAGATCAGAAATATGGTGGGAGAAGAGCTACTCTTCAAGGTACCAAAGCAACAAAATTTGCGAATACTGCAACATCTGGAGCAAAAAGAAAAGCTTTTAAGAAATTTGCATCGAAACAAGGTGGCAAAGCATTTAAGTATCTTAAAGGTGTAGCAGGAAGAAATAAACTTGCAACAGCTGCCATAGCATTAGGAGCTGGTGCATTTCTTTATGATAGAGCTAAAAAAGCACTAGGACCAAAAACATTAACTAATAAGGACTTCTCATCAACTGCACCAATTAAAGATAGATCAGGTCAAAATGTTAGATTTAAGTATGATAAAAAGGCAGAGAATATAGCAAAACCTTATTTAACATCTAAATCATTGAAAAAATTTAAGTCAGGTGACTATAATGTAGCAACTAAATCTGGTAAACCAATAAATGTTAATCAGAACATGAAGCAATCTGCATTTGAAAAACAAATTCAAAAAGCACAGAAAAATCCTAACAACAAGAAGAATCAACAGTTCCTGAAAAAATTCAAGAATGCAACCAGACCAACTTAATTATATAAATATTCCAGTAGAATAAATTATTGAAAATGTTTAGAGACTTAAAAGAATATCAAGAGATTGCAAAGATTTATGCTGAGAAGGTTTCTAAACCTGAAGATCTTGACGAGAATAGAAATCAAATGGCGATGAAACTTCGTCAAAAGAGAGAAGCAAATAAACCTCAAACAGACTCAACTGGTAAAGTAATACCTTCTACAGCAGAAATACGTGCAAAGGCAGCAGCAAAAAGAGGTGGAACTCCTGCAATTGGTGGTGGTAATGCAGGTGCTTCAACAGATTCTGGTGGAACATCAAAGAGTACAATCAAGTCAGTAGAGCAGAAACCAGAAGTCAGCACAATGACAAAGCAAGGTAAGCCACGTACTAAAGCACAAATGATGGCTGCGAAAAGAATTGCTGCTGGTAAATCTATTTCAGATGTAAAGGCAGAAAATCAAGCAGCGATGAAAGCAAAAGCAGCAGAACGTTTTAAGGCTTTCAAGGCAAAAAGAGCAGCAGGAAAGATGAATGAGGATGTAACTCCTTATGATATTGTTCTTGAGTACTTGCTATCCACAGAACAAGCTGCTACAATCGAAGAAGCAAACTATATAATGACAGAGATGGACGCAGAAACAATTCAATCTATTGTTACTGAATAATTAAACTTTTTTATTATGGACACACAAGCAATGACCTATGGGGGTAAGAGTACCCCCTCTGATATTGAAGCACAACGTGCTAAAATCCCTGATGTAAAACCAAAACAAATTAACTTAATATCTGATGCTTTGAAGAAAGAATTAAAAGATATTATTCACGAAGTT